GGTTTTTATTCATTCTCCCCCCTTTGGCGTTTCCCTTTCTACGCACTATCTCTTTAAATTGGAGAATTTATGATTAAGAAAGAATTACATTTTGTATGGATAACTAAAGACGGCAAGAAGTTTCTGGATAGAGATGAAGCCGATAAACATAGTAAAACGCTTGTTGATCCAAAAGATATAGTTGAGCAATGGGCAGATAAACTGAAAGGATAAAAATGGGTATAGTATTAGGTGTTATATTTTGTGCAGTTGGAATTGGAATTATAATTGGTATGCTTTTAGAATCAATAGAAGTATATTATAATGCGAAAGAGAGAATGTCAGATGAAAATTAATTGGTATAGGTTAATAACTTATTTAACAATGGTATTTATTGGTGGTGCATTTTGGTATGCAGTAATAAGCCGATTCATAGAAGCATTTAAATGAAAGATTATATTAAATATATTAAGTCTAAACATTGTTTAGTGTGTGGGATGTCGCCTGTAGACCCTGACCATTTGGAGCATTTGGGTATGGGTGGAGCTAACAAGGGTGGTCTTAAAGACTACTCTTGTGTGCCTCTTTGCCGTAAACATCATACTGAACGTCACAATATGGGTATAAGCGACTTTGAATGGACTTATGGTGTAAACCTATGGAAAGAAGCATTTTGTCTATTAAGGGGGTATTTCGCAGAATGAAAGTATTAGAATTATTTGCAGGATCTAGAAGTTTTTCTAAAGTTGCAGAAGAATTAGGTATGGAAACATATACTACTGATATTAATGATTTTAAAGGTATAGACCAAGTATGTGATATAATGGATTTTGATTTGCAAAAAATGTTAGATGAATTTGGTTTTCCTAATATTATATGGGCATCTCCACCTTGTCAAGCGTTTAGTGTAGCAAGTATCTCAAGCCATTGGACTGGTGGTAAAGGTGCTTATGTTCCAAAAACACAAAAAGCAGTATTATCTCAAAAATGGGTAGCCAAAACAATAAGTATAATTAAATTTTTAAATCCAGAATTTTTTTATATTGAAAATCCAAGAGGGGTATTAAGAAAATTGCCTGTTATAAATAACGAAGATTATATTAGAAACACAATATGGTATTGTCAGTATGGAGATAAAAGGGCAAAACCTACTGATATATGGACTAATGATTTTGCTTGGCGACCAAAACCAGTATGTAAAAATGGTAATCCAGATTGTCATCACGAAAGAGCGCCACGAGGATCGAGAACAGGAACTCAAGGATTAAAAGGTAATTACGAAAGAAGTATAGTTCCATCAGAATTATGTAGAGAAATATTGTACACAATTAAAATGAGCCTTTAATGAAATTACACGATAAGGGAAACCAAATATATGAAAAACAAGCATCACTCTTAAAGGCTCTTTAATGAAATTTGCTGGTAAAATAAAACAAGGAAAACTTACTTTAGATGATAATCTTGGATTTAGGGATTATTTAAGGCTAATTGAGGGTGATGTTCACTTAGAAATAAAACCTGCCGAAAAGGTGCGTTCTCCACAACAAAACGCATATTATAGGGTTATTATAAGGTTGTTAGCTAAAGATTTAGGTTATACTGAAGCCGAAATGCATAATGTTATAAAAGAAAAGTATAAGATCCAATCTACCAAACAATTATCTGTTCCAGAGTTTACTGAGCTTATCGAAGAAATAAAAAGATGGGCAGTAATAGAAATGGGTATTGTTCTGCCGAACGCTAAGCAATCTCGTCAATCGTAACACTTAACTGATAAACATTAGGACCATTTTGTTGTACATTTAAAGTATTTTCCCTAAATGTGCATATAGAAAATTGGTCAGGATTATTGTTAGTATTATCAGGTTGAAATATAAACGGCAAAGTACCACCTAATGTACAATTCCATACAAAATTAAAACTATTATCTGTTAGCATAGGATTAGGTATTTCATCATTTGGCGTAACATCATCTGAAGTTAGTGTATTAGATACTTCGTTTTCCATCCACATATCACCATCTGGTATGTAAGAAAAAGTAAGTTTCCAACTTCTAAGACCTTTTCTACCTAAACCACTTTTAACTCTTTGATTAAAATTAGTTCCAGTAGTATCAAGTTCAAATGGTGGGTATTTATAAGTTCCATCAGGACCATTCATAGTCCATTCTGTTGGTCCATCATAGTAAATGTTAGCTAATGTCTTACCACCTATAGTACGTTGTTTTTTAATACCAGCAAAACTTCTTGACATTGTAAGATTAAGGTCAGGCGAGTATGGAGCATCCCAATACTTACCTACTACAAAAGATCCTAATTGGTGGTTTGTTGAAGTATCATAACCTGTAGGAAATAGTGCTTGAAATTCTTTAAAATAATCATTAGTTTCAGTAAAAGTCCATATACTTGTACCATTATACTCTGGACTTATTGTGTTGTTAAGTGCGTTATTAATGTTTGCATTTAATACATTTTTATTATATATATTTGTATCAGTTAAACTTTGCCCATCCATTGTATTTCCAAGTCCTGACCAACTAGTAATATTTAATGTTTCATTACCAAAATTATGATTTAACAAAGCACAAAAATTTATAGGAAAAGATGTTTTAGGTGTATTTTGATTTTGGTTTCCAATTACAAACATTGTGTTAGAATCATCTTCTCTCATTACAGGATTAGCACAATTCATATATAATAATTCTGCACCACCTTTATAATCATCCCAACCTAGTTGTCCTGTGGCGTGTAAAAATGTAGGCATATCTACATAAAATCTTGGCGTTTTAACTTGCTTACTCATTAATATCCTCCTGATCCTCTTGAACTACCACCACTTTTAGGCGTTGTTGTTCTACGTCTTGTTTTAATTTTTGTTTTTTTAATATCTTTTTTATCTACTTTTGGTAACCCATAATCAGGTAGGTTATACTTAGTTGTTGTCGCCTTACCTTTTTTTACTTTACTTTTAAAATTATCCCAAGTATCTGCTTCTGCATCCATAGACCAATTTTGTCTTATCCAAGTTGGGTTTACATTTTGTATATTACATATTATTCGTTTAGCTTCTTTGTTAGCTACAACTACCCTTTTTATCTTAATAGTGCCTTCATAGGTAAATAGTTCTTGATTTTTAATAGCTAATCCTTGTAGTGCTATTAATAAAATTTTTGATTTATTTCCTTGCATTATCCATCCATCTGGAAGTGTAGGTGTAATTGAAGCCGTACCTGTAAAATCTATTTCTATACCTAATATATCTACATCACATTCAATAGAACAACTACCATCGTTACATATAATTGTTGATTTACCAGTTCCTAACTCTCTTTTATTATATCTTGTCATTTAATTTCCTAGTATTAAATTTATTATAATTACTATATCTAATATATTAATTCCACCATCACCATTCATATCAGCATTAGGATTATAAATATCTCCCAATGTAAGTTGTACAGTTGCAACAATATCAAGCACATTAACAATTCCATCTTCATTAACATCTCCTGGCAAAAAATTCCAATCAGTTATATGTTGGTCAAAAGTTCTACTTATAGAAATATCGTAATCATCAGCTTTTATAATTAATTTAAATTTAAGAAACAAATCTTGTGCTGGTGTTACAATATTACTGTCATTTAATTTAGGTGTTATTTGTACATCATCTCCAAATAATGATTCAGTTTCTAGTAAACTAGCATTAACTAAATTACTAGCATCTATCGGTAAATTATCAGGCTCTATCATTTGACCATCGTGTCCAAATGGTGCATTTGACTGTACTAATAAAACTTCATATTCTATATCTGTTTCTAAATTTGTATTTGTTATAGCCCAAATTAGACCTGAATTTAAATTATCATTATTCAAATACCAATCAAATGTAAAATATGTATCTTCTTCTTCTATTACCTCATCTTGATATATATCAAGTTCATAAGGGTTAGGTACTTTGTAAGATCCTAAATCATCATCACTCATACCAAAGTCGCCACGATGTACTTGCACTAATTCTAAACTTACTTTACTTAAAGATTTAGCTACTTTAGTAACAAAAAACACAGGATATATAAGTTGTCCATTTTTAACAAACTCTTGTGTGTAATCAAAACCAAAAGCAAGTTTACCACCTATAAGTTCATCAAATCTAATATAATCACCTGCTTCTAAATAGATATAACTTGGAGGTAAATCTAATTTCATTGTAAGATGTTGGTTAGCATACCACATAAGCAATCTTCTTTGTAGTTTTCGTGCCGTATCTTTATCTCTTATATATTCTGTTTCTACCTCTAATTTAGCATCTGCATCTGTCATGCTATAATAACCAATATCATAAACCATATCAGGCGTTAATTCTTCAGTAAGCTCATCTAATGTGTTAACAAAATTACCATTATTATCTTCAATTCCATAACCTGTTGTTTCTGTTAATTCATTTAAACCATAATCTTTTTTATACTTAACATTTACTTGGTTTTTAATATCTTCTAGCTTTGTTAAACTGAAAGAGTATTTAATAATATCTAAATTATCTATAGTTTCAAACTGATCGTAATCTTCTATGTTTTGTTTTAGGTCTATAAATTTAAAATTACCATTACTATCAAATGAAGGAATATAAATTGAGGATTTAAATAAACTTTCTATAACGCTTTTAGCCTCAGATTGTTCATTCATAGAAAAACTATTTATCCAATCATCTTGTATAGTTTCATCAGGTAAAATAACTTGTTTTCCGTATGCTAATTCTTTGTCTAATATATCTTGTAATATAGTGTGTGACTTACTAATGACATTTTCATTATTATCTATTCTACCTTTTATATTTGCATAAAAATTTCTATTTACATAATCGTTTACTAAAACATCTTGTATTGTATAAAATTGTTTTAAATTAGCTATACAAGAAGAAGCATACCCAAAAACACCTTTGTACATTTGTGGTATGCCCCATTGTATACTATTGTGTGAATTAGTGCTACCAAATCCTAGATTAATATTATCATAACCTTCACCATTTAAACCAGTTGTTGTATACCTATGATTATCAGAATCAGCTACAAAGTTGTGTGTATCATTCGGAACTTCACAAGCAGTAGTCCAATCTTCTGTATCGTAATTTGTTTGCCAAGCATTTTTTGTTTTAACTTCATCAAAAGTATTACAATCATTAGCTTTTCTATTTATTAAATTTCTTTCTACCCAAAATGCAGAAGGCTCACCTTCTACCCTTCCACCACTTCCCTCTCCTATATTGGTAGGCGTAAAATAATCTATATTGTAAAATATTTTTGTTACACAAGGAAAATTCCCTATATTTTCATCTAATTGTAAACTAGCATAACCTCCACCATCTCTTTCTTGTAAAACTTGTGCATCAATAAATAAACCTGAAGTATTATTGTTATTTTGTATCCATTGAACTGGAAAATTTTGATTTTCTATTGGATAATTTGTATCTATATTTGCAAAAATGCCATCATTATTATCAGTTCCACTTTGTATATTCAATTCAGTTGGTTGCCACCAATTTCCTGATTCCCAACCTTCTTCGTAATCATTATCAGCATTAGAATCTATATTATCAAACCATTGCCAATCATTTGTGTTACTACCTTGCATTCTATACCTAACGTGTTTTTGCATATCATAATTTGATGTATTACTAAAACCATAAAATTTTACAGCAGCACCTACATAAGTATAATCTTCTAAACCACTATTAAAAAAAGACCTTAAATGTTTTGCAAAAAAAGTAACTTTTTTTACAGGTCTGTATATTCTAGTTGGTATGCCTGTTTGACCCTGTCCTACAATTTCATCTGTATCAGAATCTAATGTATATTTATCATATATAAAATTAAGAGAGTTTAAAATTATTTTTGAAGATGTATTTGTAGTAGAATTTTCAAATTCATACATAGAAATGTCATTAATAGGATAATTTCTTGATCCAAAATTTTTTGGAATTTCTTTCATTACAGGAATATAACCACTATCATAAGCATATAAAAATGACTTTAATTTTAAAAATCCTTGTATTCTTAAAGGATGTTGATTATTTATAGATGTATTTTGTAAATCAATGTTTGATACATTTTCCCATATACCACCAACTTCTGTTTGAGGTTTATCTATAATTAAATTATCAAATTTATTTAATACTAAAGGCGATTTATCAACATAACCATATACTATAGGATAAGGTTGCCCAATATTATCTTCTGTAAAATCATCTTCATCTTCTATTAAAGTAGATGGTATTTGTGTTTTAAGTTTTTGTTCAGTTAAATCTTCTAAAGTAAGGCTTAGACTTTCTGCCGACTGAGAATAACGCCTAATAGTGCCTGTATACACAAGTAAACAATCTTCTAAACTGTCAAGTCCATTAGCAGCATAATATACTTGTACTACTGCGTTTAGTAGATTTGGAATATCATCTGAGAAAATCTTCCCTTTATAGGGAGCATTTGATATAGATAGGGATACACTTGAAATAGTGTATTTATTGTTTATAATGTCGGCTTTTGAGCTTATAGAAGGACTATTAAGTAGTAAAGGATTATACGCCTCACCACCTATGTTTGTTTCCTTAATTGATAAATT